CTGGTAATATTATAAATCCTGCTAATAATGATGGAAATTCCAATATTTTTTATAGGAAAATGGATGTTATAACAAGCACTCCTGATGTTCGTCATTTCAGAGAACTTGAATTCTCCATTGATGAATTGCCTTCTTTCTCATCATTTAGAATTAAGATTATTGGAACATCCACTAACTCTGCGGCACCTCCACAGATTAGAAACCTGAGAGTAATGGCACTGGCATGATGAAAAATATTCCTGTTGAAAATCACCCCAACCTTACTAGAGAATCAAGTAGCAAGGCAGTGATTAATAATGATAAAACTGGCTTCAATTCTTATATTGCAGCCAGAGAAAAAATGAATTCTGATAAGGAGAGGATTGATACCCTTGAGACAAAAGTTGATGATCTCAAGGGTGATCTTAATGAAATAAAGAAAATGTTGAGGTCTATTTCTAATGGCTAATAACACAATCAATTCAGCACCCTAAATAATAAAAAGAGTATGTTTCTATAATGGCAAAGCCTTCTTCAAGACAAGAATTGATTGATTATAGTCTCAGACAACTTGGTGCACCAGTAATTGAGGTCAATGTAGCTGATGAACAGATTGAAGATTTAGTAGATGATGCCCTTCAGCTCTACAATGAGAGGCATTATGATGGTGTATCGCAAGTATATTTGAAGTATAAAATAACACAAGATGATATTGATAGAGGAACCGCAAGACCGCCAGGAAGTGGACAGCAAGCAGGAATTACAACAACATCTGCTACTACTAATATTGTTGGAACTGCCACCACATTTAACTACCACGAAAATAGTAATTACATACAAATTCCTAGCTCAGTTATCGGAGTTAATAAAGTATTTCAATACGATGATGCTCAAAGTATGAGTTCATCGAATATGTTTAGTTTTAAGTATCAATTGTTCCTTAATGATGTTTATTACTGGGGATCAACTGATATTCTTTCATATTCAATGACAATGAATTATTTGGAAACCTTAAATTTTCTTCTGAATACTCATAAACAAATTAGATACAATATACGCCAAGATAGGTTGTATTTGGATGTTGATTTTAATAATCTTAGAAAAGATCAATATCTCATTATTGATTGTTGGAGATTGATGGATCCAAATGATTATTCTAAAGTATGGAATGATCTATTTCTAAAAAAATATCTCACTGCCATTATTAAGAGACAGTGGGGAATGAATCTTATTAAATTCCAAGGTGTTAAATTGCCTGGTGGAATTGAATTTAATGGTAGACAGATTTATGATGATGCAGAGAAAGAAATTGAAAAAATAATGGAACAGCTACCAACCACATATGAACTTCCTCCTCTTGATCTCATAGGGTGATGTTAAATGTTAAATCCCTTCTTTCTAAATGGCTCAAAGAGTGAGCAAGGTTTAATTCAAAGTCTGGTAAATGAGCAGATTAGGATGTATGGTGTCGAGGTATATTACATGCCTCGAACATATATTACAAAAAATACTGTAATTCGTGAAGTTATTGAATCAGAGTTCAATAATGCTTATCCACTTGAAGCTTATGTTGATAGTTATGAGGGTTATGGTGGACAAGGCACTATTTTAACTAAGTTTGGAATTGATAGTCAGGATGATCTTGAACTAGTTATTTCAAGAGAAAGATTTGAAAATTACATCACACCATTAATTAAAGATCTTCCCAATATTGAATTGGCAAGTAGACCAAAAGAGGGTGATATTATTTGGTTTCCTCTTGGTGAGAGAATGTTTGAAATTAAGTTTGTAGAGCACGAACAACCCTTCTATCAACTTAAGAAGAATTACGTTTATAAACTGAAATGTGAATTGTTCCGTTATCAAGATGAAGTTATTGATACTGGTGTTGAAAAAATTGATGATGATATAGAGCAAATTGGTTATATTCAAACATTAAACCTTCTTGGTTTGGGACAAACTGCACAAGGTACTGTTGGAATTTGCACTGGAGGATCAGTAAAAACCATAACCATAGAAAATATGGGAAGTGGTTATAAAAATCCAATTGTTGGATTCTCCTCAGCACCTTCTGGTGGAGTAACTGCTGTTGGTTTTGCCTCCATTACAAGAGCATATAATGATTGTTTTGGCAACCCATCTGGTATGGTAGCAAGTATTTGTTTAACAAATGCTGGTTGTGGATATACAATTGCTCCTATGATTACCATACAGGGTGGTGGTGGAACAGGTGCTGCTGCAACTGCAGGTATCACCACATTTGGATCAGTTCAATTTGTAACTATCACTAATGCTGGTGCTGGTTATACTATGAATCCAAATATCATTTTCCCGTTACCTGCATATTCATCAGAACATCCTGGATTTAGCCAAACTTCATTCACTAATGATAATAATATTGATACCTATGATACAGATCTCCCAGAAGGATTTGAGAGAGCAGAAGGTCACGGAGTTATTAATAGCGCAGGTATTGTAACGGCTGTATGTATAACAAACGCAGGTGCAGGTTACACAGATACAAGTATAGATATTACATTTGAAAATCCAAATGGTATTGGAACAACCTTCACAGGATCATTCATCTTCAATGAAGTTGTTATTGGACAAAGATCACTTGTTCAATCAAGAGTTAAAAAATATGATGCTGTTGCAAATACTCTTGAGATTTCTATCATTGATGGACAATACTTGGCTGGTGAACAAATTGTTGGTCAGGAATCTGGTGCAAGAAGGGTAATCACTAGTGTTGTTGTTGATGATTTGGTAACACCATATGCTGATAATGATATCATCGAAAGAGAGGCTGATGAGATCATAAACTTTGATACAACTAATCCTTTTGGCACACCCTGATAAATAGAAGCATATTCGTGCAAGATCATGTTTGAGTATTTTTATAACGAGGTCTTCAGATCCGTAATCATTTCCTTTGGTTCACTTTTTAACGGTATTCAAATAAAACATAAGGATTCAAGTGACGACGTTACAAGCGTTGTTCAAGTTCCTCTTGCTTACGGTCCTACTCAAAAGTTTTTGGCTCGTTTGGAACAGCAATCTGATCTAAACAAACCAGTTTCAATTACACTTCCTAGGATGTCTTTTGAGTTTACAAACCTCCAATATGATCCTTCACGAAGAACAAACCAAACACAACAATTTGTAGCTCAAAATGAGAGCGGAGAGATGAAGAAAGCTTATCTCCCTGTTCCATACAATATGACAATTGAGTTATCTATTTACACAAAATTGAATGAGGATATGCTTCAAATCATTGAGCAAATCCTTCCATACTTCCAACCAGCTTATAATCTCCCCATTAATTTCCTTAATGATCTGAAGGAAAAAAGAGATGTTCCAATTGTGTTGGATAATATTCAGATGACTGATGATTATGAAGGAAACTTTGATACCAGAAGAGCTCTTATTTACACTTTAACATTCACCGCTAAAACATACGTCTTTGGTCCTGTTTCTGGGGATATCTCAGACGATATCATCAAGAAGGTTTCTATTGGTTATATTGCTGGTTCACAGGGTGGAAAAGCTCAAAGAGATCTTACATATCAAGTTACACCAAAAGCTCTCAAGGATTACAATGGCGATACAGCTACACTTCTCAATGAAGATGTAGATATGATTGAGACAATAATTGATGTTGTTGATGGGTCTGTATTCTCCAAATATGATCGCATCTATATTGGCAATGAAGCAATGAAAATTATTAACCTGTCAGGTAATAAAATTTCAGTTAATAGATCTATTGATGGTTCAACTCTTCAAAATCACGTTAAGGGTACTCCCATCAGTAAGATTAACACATCTGATGATGCATTAGTTGAAATTGGTGATGATTTTGGTTTCAATGGAAATGTATTCTAAAGTTATGAGTAAAAAATTTGAAAAGCTCGATGAAACATTTGATGTAACTCCAACAGAAGTAGTTCCAACAGAAAAAAACTTTGAATCTGAGAAAAAAATTGAAAAAATAAGATCTCAGGCTGAAGATATAAAAAAGGACTATGAGTATACCAGAGGGAATCTTTATTCAATCATCGAAAAGGGTCAAGAAGCTATCAATGGTATTCTTGAATTAGCTCAAGAAACAGAAACACCAAGAGCTTATGAAGTTGCTGGTCAACTTATTAAGAATGTTGCTGATGCATCAGATAAACTCCTTAATCTTCAACAAAAACTCAAGGATCTTGACGAAACAAAGGAAAGCAAAACATCAACAACTGTAAATAATGCTCTTTTTGTTGGTTCAACAGCTGAACTTCAGAAACTTTTGAAGAATAACACTCCTGATAAATAATTAAAAAAGTAAAATGGCGGCAACTCCTGAAGTAAATATTGTTATCGCACAGGGTGTCGATTTCAGTGAAATTTTCACTTCCACTGAGACAGATGGATCCGTATCTAACCTCCAGGGTTACAGTGGTGCATCTAAAATAAAGAAGTACCCTGAGTCGACTACATCCGAGTCGTTTTCTGTTAGCATTACAGCGGTAACAGGTGAAGTTTCAATCGCTATGACGGCTGGAAAAACCGTCAAATTAAAACCCGGAAGATATTATTACGATGTTGTTTTAACATCTGGATCAGGTGGTTTGTCTAGAATGGTCCAAGGTTCAGCTATTGTAACCGCAGGAATTACTACTTAATCTCATGTCAGTAGTCAGAAAAGCACAATCTGGTGCGATAATCAAAAAGAAATCACAATTAAATGCAAAGACCCGCAGCGTAAGACAACCTTCTCGCATTGAGGAGATGAGCGATACTGAGTTTGGAACACTTGATCAAAGTAAAGATGGACTGATCGTATCATTTGACCAAGACAGTAAAAAATTTATTTTAACTACAGCAGATGCACTGTTAGATAAATCTGCTGAAGATGGGGATATTAGTGATACATTTATAACTCAACTGGAAGAAGAAATAAGTGTTGATGTTCAAATTGATAATGTCGATGGAGGTTTATTCTAATGCCTATTCGCATATCATCATTAGAAAATGTCAATTCTGCAAGTAATAAGGTTGTTCTTCAATATGATGCAGTAGATGATGAATTCAAACTCGTAGATGTAGATGATGTTCTATCCACAGTGGATGAAGATGGTGATATATCTGATGCATTTGTGGAACAAGTTGATAGGGAAATTGACCCAAATAAATTAACTCCTAAAGTAGATGGTGGGAATTTCTAAATAAATTTTATCTAAATATACATAAAGGATAAATTTAGACTAATGTCATCACCTGTAATTCAATTCAAAAGAGGGCAAGCTGCTAATATTGGATTAGCATCCTTTAAAGCAGGTGAACCTGGTTTCACTAATGATAAGTATGACTTTTATATTGGAGTTGATGGTACTGCTGCTAATCAGCAATTCTTTGGTAGTTCTAGATATTGGGAAAGAGAAGATGGATCTAGTGCTGCACAATTAAAGTTTGTTGATAAGAATGGAAGTAATTCCATTAATTTTCAAGCACTTAATACTCTTGCGGGAATTGGAACTTGGATTTTACCTAATTATGATGCAGGTAGTGCTAATGAATTTTTAAAGATTACATCAGCAGATAATAATCAACTTACTTTAGATTGGGCTGCGGTTCCATCGGGTTCATTTACTATTGCAGCAGATAGTGGTTCTAATGATACATTTACCACTGGAGAAACATTAACATTTACTGGCGGTGAAGGTGTAGATACAACGGTATCAGATAATGAAATTACTATTGCTGCAGAAATTGCTACTGCGTCTAATGCTGGTATTGCATCTTTTCCAGCATCTACATTCTTTTTTGATGGTCCACAAGTCGGAGTTGTAACTGCAACAGATAGTGTTAAAGGTATTGCATCATTTGATTCTACAGACTTTACAGTCACTTCTGGTGATGTTACTCTTAATGCCGAGAGTGTTGAGGATATTGTTGGTGCTCAGTTAGTAACCAATGGTTCTCATACTCGCATTACTGCTACTTATGATGACGCAAATGATGGTGCGATTGATTTAGTAGTTGATAATGACCTTTCAAACTACGACAACTCTACTTCAGCATTCATCACTGCATCAAGCACTGATACTTTAACTAATAAAACTTTTGATGCTAATGGTACTGGTAACTCAATTTCCAATATTGAGGTTGCTGACTTTGCTGCTGCAGCAGTAGTTATTGAATCAGAGGGAATTGGTAGTAATGATAATGATACTACAATTCCTACTTCTGCTGCTGTTAAAGATTATGTAGACAATAATACTCCTGCAAGCACGGTTGATATTGATGGAGATACTGGAACTGCAAGTGTTTCTACTGGTGCAACATTTGCATTTACTGGAACTGATCCTGTAGTTATTGCTGCATCTGGTGCTGGAGTAACATTCTCCATTAATGATGCATCCACATCCAATAAGGGTATTGCATCATTTGATTCTGGAGATTTTGGAGTTTCTTCTGGTGCGGTAAGTCTTAATGATGCAGTAGTAAAATCTGTTTCAACTGATGGCAGTGCAGCAACTCCATCAGGACATGCATTTACTATTGCCGGAACTGCTAACGAAATTGAAACTTCTGGTTCTGGTGCAACAGTAACAATTGGACTTCCTAATGACGTAACCATTGGAAATAACCTCACGGTTACAAATAATCTTTACGTTAATGGTTCAACAACTCAAGTAAATGTTGATACATTAACAGTTGATGATCCATTAATCGCAACGGGAACAACCTCAGG